TCTGCGTGAATAGTTCGTCCTGGCTGTTGTTCTCAGGTGTGTTGGAACGGGCATAGAAAAGACCTGTGCCTGTGTCCTTTTTGGGTGAGGTCAGAAGGTCTGCAAACGGATTTCTGGACCCGTTTAACATATTCCAGAGCGACCCGGCATTCGGTGCCAACTGACCGATCAATGATTGAACATAGCCCAGAGGGGGTTGTGCGTTGGTGAGGCCGGTGCGAACAACAGAGAAAGCCGTTTGGGCAAACTCAAGGCCACTGCCGATCATCTGATCACCAGCTTTAAGAACAGACAAATCTACCTGATCAAGCGGAGAGGCAAAACCACCACGTAAGGCATCACTTCCTTGTTGGAACATGGTGCTGATCCGATTAAAGCTTTCAACCAACTCATCCGTGGTGGCTTCCGCCTCCAGCTCATCAACGCCTAAAGACAAGTCATAGCCATTAAGAATAACGGTTTCAGCTTCTTGTGAGGCTGTGATGACTGCAGCTTTGGTGTCGACTGTGGCAGTTGGACCTTTGGCGGTTCCGGCAAGGATGAACGTCACATTAAAATCAGCAACGCCCAGCTCGATAAAATCCTCATCGTCGCGCACGTCTTCTACAACGACCGTCAGTTCGCCGCGGGACGGATGGACTAGAATATGAGTACCCGTTTTGTCCAGGGTGGCTTCGATTTCTTTGCGGCGCTGAAGTGCATCATCACCCAGCACATAAATGGACATATCAAACTTTTTGCGAGACAAGCCCATATCTGTGACCAGGGCGTCATCTTTAAAAGGATATTCCTTCACATCAATGCGGTGAGATGCCGAGCGTTGAGACCGTGTTGTATGAAACGGCAAACCATCAATGGTGCCCTGTGCATATTGAGCCAGGTCGATCATAGGGCACCTGCCTCAAGGCCACCGAGATCCGGATGGCGCCGCGCACGATCAGATGTTGCAGATTGCTGCATTGCTCTGGTGTTTTCTTCAGTAACTTTGGCGACATTCTTCATGGTGTTATTCAGCTCTTGGACGTCCTGTGGCCCGTCCTCTTTGTCTTTGCCAAACATTTTGGAGAACAGAGCCTCCACACCTTCACTGCCGAGCCAAGCACCGAGGCCTCCACCGACAGCGGCACCAACTGCCGCACCGATCGGGCCAGCGAAGGCACCGACCATAGCACCACCCTTGGCACCAGCAAGGCCACCAGCGATGGCGCCGCCACTGCTGGCCATACCTTTAACATCACCGTCCATAGCAGCACTTCCCATAGAAAGCGCACCCATCGCTAAAGCGGCGCCTGGGACAACGCGACCGGCACGACCAGCAAAACGTCCCAAGCGGGTTGTCACACCTGATTTTCTGGCACGACCTTTTCTGTTGCTACTTGCTGTATCCATTCCGCCTGCAGTTCCAAAACCTGCAGGCCAATTGGTTACGATCACAGGCTGGGCTGCAGCTGCACTCATGGCATTTGCGGCTGCACCGGCAACACCTTTTGAACCACCGCGCATTGAACGCACCATCCGGATCCCGGCAGCGGTTCCGCGAATAGCTTTATTGACAGCCCAAATACCGGCTGCGGCTGTTGCGCCGGTGACAGCCAAATCAAACAGGTTGTTCAGCTCATCAGTGTCCAGAGAGTTGATTGCATCTGCGATTTGTTGAATCGGTTCAGCCATATTGTCATTGGCCACACGTGTCAGGGCACCGTTGAGGCTGTCGATCGCAGCTGACATGGTTTGTGTTTTGGCAGCAGCATCGGCAATGATCTGAGTGCCGTTAGACTGAACGGCCAGAAATTCATTCAGTTTGACCAGGTCGCCGGATGATTGAAAGTCAGCACCCAGAACTTTGAGGGCTTTTTGAGCTTCTTCACCGAAGATTTTACCGTATCGAGAAACACGACCTTGTGATTTTTCAATGATGGATCGAACGATCTGATCCAGGGCAAGGAATTCTTCACGCCCTTCAGCTGCAGCCTGAGGATCAAAAACAGTGATGCCTTTCTTTTCCAGGTCTTTACCTTTGACGGCAATCTCACGGATCAATGCTTGGATTGCTGTTGAGCTTTCAGCTGCGCTGTCAGTTGCCATTTGCGTGGTTTGTGCCAAGGCGCCTAGGGTACGAACCGCTGCCATTCCTTTCTGACCCATTGAAGCCAGTGATGCCATCAACGGTCCTGATTCCGCAGCTAAATCTTTAAATGTAAAAGCGCCTTCTTTACCTTGCTCAATGAGCAACTCTAACGCTCGTCTTACTTCATCTGGCTCTGTCACACCTAGCTTTTTAAGACCGGCAATCACAGCACCAATGTGAGAACCTTCAGCACCAACAGCACGAATGGCCAGGCCGATGCTTTCCAGGTTGTTTTGCGCAAGATCGAGGTCGCCGGTCTTTTCGACAATGGCTTCCACAGCGCCCATCAACTGTGTTGGATCAATTCGGATGTTGCTGTCTTGAGCAACAGAGAACAGCTGACCTTTGAGGGTGTCGATTTGCTTGCCGGTTAATCCGGCCTGGACCTCGATGTCCTTCAAGCGGCGATCAAAATCAACTACGCCTCGAGCAGCCAACGCCATACCGCCACCAGTGACAAGACCTGTATAGCGGTTACCCAGGCCATCGATTGCATTTGAAAGCCCCATGGATGCTTTGCGCATCCGATTGAAGCCTCTTGTGGCTTTGGTTGATAGCCCCTGAATAGCCCGTTCACCTCGCTTGGCTTCCGCCGCAAGGTTACCTGTCATATCGACCTGGACTTGTGATTCAAAATCGCTCATGGGCTTTTCAGGTGTGCTACCGTTTTGAGTTGTCGAAGGAGTTTGTGAACGGGGTAGGTTTTAATCTCTGCCATTGACGTGTTGGTCGTGCTGGCCAACGCAATGACGGCGGTTTCGATGTGAGGTATGTCCTGGAGGAACGACCAACCGGACGCCCAACCAGGACACGCTGCCTCAAGCTTCAGAAGCGCCAGAACCGTCTTCGGTTTCGGCGCCTCTAGATCGCCCCTGATTACCGGTCTCCCGTTTCAACAGGGCTTGTTCCATTTCATCGACCTTGGTGGTGAGGCGACGATAATCGAATTCATCCATAGCCCTGAGATCAGCAAGCTGCACAGGACCTTGGATACTATCGCCTTCGATGGTTTCCAGTTTCTTGATCATGCGGCGGATCCGCTCAGCATCAGCACGAGCCGGTGATGTTTGGAAGATAGGGGCAATACCTCCTTTACCGTCATCAGCCATTTTGATGCTTTCAGCAGCATCAGCAGCATCCATCGCTTCACCAGCACTCAGCTTGTCTAGGAAAACAGTGGTATAGGTTTTCTCGCCGATCTTGATGCCTTCAATCAGATTTACATCCAGCATTAAACTTTCTCCGCTTTCGTGCCGGTGAAGATCAAGCCGGACCAGGAGGCGTCTTCGCCGTCACCCAGCTCAACATCGTCAGACAATGATGCCTTTGCAATCACCCATTCCTGTCCGGATTGTTCACAGAAGAAACGGATAGTGACCTCGAGGCCGTTTGCGAAATCTTCCGGATTAAAATCATCCATCGGAATCACATCGCATTTGACCTCAGACATGCCAGGAACAACGCTGCCACCGACATAACCGCGAGGGCCTTTGCGTGGCTTGCTGGTTGAAAGACCAGGTTTGAGAGAGGCAGAACCTTCAACAGATTGAAGCTCTCTGCCATTTGCGGCGATAATTGCAGTGCCAAAGATAGACATTTAAGAACTTCCTTTCTTAGATCAGGCGGAAGGCAGAACGGACTGCCAGTTGGTGGAATTGGTCGATTGGGCGTGGCTGATCGAAGACATCAAGGCGCCCACGAACTTGCGAGTTTTTATTGGCAAGAATATCGGCTTTGAATCCGTCATAATCATCCATCAATCCAGCGTCCATCATGGCAGTGTAATGCGCCAAGAATTCGGAAATGCCGGTTTCAGGCGTGATGATGTTGGAGGCGAAACCTGCCGCCGGATGACCACTGCTTGCCAACTTGTGACGAGGGTAACGTAGCTGGAATCGGTTGATCACCGAACGACGGTAATAACTCATGGTCATCACTGTGTTCAGGCTCTTGTAAGCCTTATCTTCAGCACCAACTTGGTTCTGGCTGTAAGTTGTCACAGCCCGTTCAATACGCACTTTTCCATCGACACCAATCTCGTGTGTACAGATACCATTGCGCAGCAGTGTTTCATTTTCTTCCGGCAGGCGGCGTTGACCTTCCGGAGCACCTTTGATGTCTTTAAGCTCCAAGGTTTGGAACGGACGGGCCGGATCAATCGTGCCATAATACATGACATTGCCTGCCAGTGATGCAGCCCAATCCCAAGAAGGAGAAGCGGCATCCTCAGAAACATCCATGATGGCGAAATGTTGAGTATTACGAGCAAGGGCAAATGAATTGAGAGAAGCAATCCCAGCTTTCTTGGCACAGAAAACACGACCATCACGTTGGTTGGTTGGGCCCCAACGAGTATCTAACTCTGAACGCAGCAAATCCATATTCGTCGTGTCAGTGTAAGGACAGACATACCCTTGGTATTGCGTCAAGGAATCAAGTGCATCAATACCAGCCTGCAAATCCGGATTACCAGCACCGTTTCCATTTTGAACGATAGCGAAGCCGACACCAGGGCTGTCATAGTCGTCACGATGGTAACGGGTAAAGACATTAATGTCGTTGCCGGTTTCACCTTTCCATTTACAGGTCAGAGTGACGACGGAACCAACGTTTGACGCTGTAACGTATGAAGCCGGGTTGTTGTTGATCATAGTGACCAGGCGACCAGCAATGGAAGTTGCATCTTCAGCACTGGAGACACCCAGAGTGTAACGCTCATCGCCCACATAGAAGGCTTGAGTGTAAGAACGGGTTGCTGCACCAGAGATCGTGACGGTCGTTGTTGCTGCTACGCCACCAGCGTTTTCAGCTAACGGAATAACCAACAGTTCCTGGTAAGGGTTGATTTTGCGGAAAGCCGCAACCATTCCGGCGAGCATGGAATCTTGACCAAACAGTGTTTTGGCTTCTGAGTCGGTGATCACCTGGTAGATCTGATTGACGGCGGCTTCAGGTGATGTGCCCATTTGACCGAACATGACTGTGCGTTGTTTAAAGACTGGCAAGCCATTGAAAGCCAGGCTGGGGTCGATTTCCATGTAGATGCCGGGACGGAAAATATCGATCGGCACTTCGTTAAAGCTAATGTCGGCCATGGATTACTTCTCCTCTGACTTAGCGGCTGTTTTGCCTGTTGCTTTAGGCGGGTTGGCTTTCACGGCTTCTTTGCGAGAAAGGAAACCACGATAGAATTTGCTGTTCGGCACCCAGGCCCCGACCTCATCAATCGGCGCACCTGTGTCGGGATGCGGAACGGTCATGCCCTTGGCGGGCTTGATGTAGATTTTGTCCGACATTATTCAGAACTCTCCAGTTGGGTGATTTCGGAATCCACAGTCGGCGTATCGTCCAAGGCCGGACCACCAACATACGGTTTGGAAGAATGGAAAATGCTTTCCAGGTCATCGAGGGTTGCATCCGGAACACGTTCCCAAATGAACCGACACGAGAATGTCACGCTGTAGATCGCAAGGTATTCGCGCTCGACGCGGGCGTTAAAAAGGTTGGTCACCTGTTTCGGGTCTAACGCTGTGCAGCCGTCTGCGGGGCTGAATCCTTCCAGGGAAGCGATCGCAAATAGGATCAACTCGTAAGCCCCCAGAACCTTACCGCCCCGTCCACCAAGACGTGACTGGTCTTGATGCATGCTTTTTGCAGCGGAAATGACAACAAAGTTTGCTTGCCACTCTTGACCCTTGCGAGCAATTGACCGGGTTTGTTTTGCCCCCGCAAAGGCGATCCAGAAGGCCGGAGCCTTTTGAACAGCATCAACGAGGAGGTTGTCGTCCAGTTCACCGCCGTAAGTTTCACATTTGACCTTGAAGGCGTTTGATTTAGCCAGATCATTCAGGCGGGTCTGGATGCCAGCTTCAATTTGATCAATCATACCCGCGCCTCCCGTTTGGCCATGCGGACGAAATCAGCGATCTCGCCACGAATGGCTTTGAAGCTATCGTCGTCAAAGCCAAGAAATGGACGCGCAGGAATAGTGACGCTTTTGGCAAAGACAGGTTTGCCTGCGACAGTGAAAGCCAAGACCTTCGCCGATTTCGGTTTAATGGTGGCACCGAACTGGTGAGACTTGGCATAGATAACGTTGGTGCCAACCTTGACGGTTGACCCATCGACGCTGTGGGTCACACTATCGCGCAAACGACCACTATCGACCAGTGTTTGCCCACCGCGTTTAGCCTTTTCCCAGGCAACACCATCGGGACCTTTGCCTTCCTGGAAACGATCTTGAACCTGAGACACCAGGGCCATGCCGATGCCGTCATAAAGAAGTTCTTGATCACCAACACTAGACAGGAAGGTTTGAACTCGTTTGCCGAGACGTCCAAGGTCTCGACTGTCAATTTGCATGGTGGCGCTCATGAGAAGAGTTCCTTCTCATTGAAAGCCAATTTATGAGCTTGGAAGGTCGGCCCTGTGTTGTTGGCCGCAACTTCGGAGCCCAGGACCACATCACCGCTTGCCATACGTTTCAAGAGTTTGTGCGCATCGTCATATCGCTTCTGTACTTCTTCGGGAGCTTTACCTGAAAAGAGAAGGTAGCGCGCAATGTCACAGCACAGTCGTTCAATGACAGCCGGTGCTGGATCTAGAGGAACGGGGTAGCGAGAACCGAGCATCGCATCGATCTCGGCGCTGGCATCATCCAGGGCGACCTGCAGCTCAGCGGCATTAATGGTTTCAGCGTGAGGATCGTCCTGATTGGTCAATTCAATCAGCTCCAAACCCTTGAACCGTTTTTCCATTGCTGTTTGGTCTGCGTAGGCCATCTCTCGTTCCTTGAATTTTCACCTTCCGATAGTCTTGTCTGGCAGACCATCGGAAGGATTTTTTGAAGTTGCCTCAGATACACTCTTGCCAGGAATGGACCGTCACAGGCTGCTCGTTTATTCAGTCGAGCTGTTGGCGGCTTCTGCTTCCGCCTTCACCTTTTCCCAGGCAGCATCACGCTCATCTGCAGACACTTTGAAGCCGAGTTGCTTCTTTAAGTCAGAGCAGTTTGGTGAATCGTTGGGATCAAGTTTGTAGGCTTCACGGCAAGCCTCAATCAGAAGGTCTTCGTTAGACTTCCCGTCGCCCTGCTTTTCAGTGGGTGCCGGATTGTCATCGGAGCCTTCGTCCATTTCGATGATGCCGTCTTCGATCAATTCCAAAGCAAAATCTTCGTCATCAATCGAGATCGGCGTATCAACTTTGCGGAACTTGCCGTTAATCTTTGCCGGTTGAAGAACAGTGAATGTCATGACTCACCTCTTACATCGGCGATACAAAGAGGAAGCCAGCATCAGCACCAGTGATGTAAGCCTTGCGCTCATGGGTCACCGGATAGATCCAGCTTTTGGCATTGCGTTCATTGTAAGGTTCTTCAACGAACGGCATGCCAGGCAGAGCGTATGTGTAACCATAGCTCGGTGTGCGGTAGTTTTGACCGCGAGATACCCATGCCAGAAGTGCCATGCCAGCCCAGATGTCTTCCGCAGCTGAATCTTCAGAAGCATCTTCATCCAGAGCAACAGCTTCACCGACAACCACTTCATCGACTTCAAGGTAACGGGCCAGCATTTCTTTAGTCACGCTGTCTGCTGAAGTGTATTTAAAGTGTTCGGTGACTTTCGGGTGGATGCACAAGCGGTTGAACACGTCTGCGCCCAGGCACAAGGTGTTCGGATAGCGACCCGTCATAAGGCGGATTGCTTCTTTACCGGATTGAACATCGGCTTTCGGGTCTGACGCATCATCCGACCATTTGTCGGTACCAGTCAGGGTGACCTTATTATTCGCACCATATTGGGCTGCATCTTTAGCCAATTGAGCCTGTTCATATTCCAGACCCAGGCCAATAGAGTCCAGCACCATATCGACGCTGCCTTTTGCCATGTCGACACCAGGTACTTTGTCTGCTTCCTGCATGATTTCCCAAGGCACAACGGCTTCGAGAGAGTCTTGAACAACAGAAATCGGATCGGAGGCATAGCCATATTGAACGCGCAGGGTGTTCGCACCAGGTGCACGACGTGCGTTGAACAGACGGAAAGATTCTTTACCGAATTTCAGAACCTGGGCACCGCGTGCGGGGACTGTGACGAGGGGAAATAACTTGGAACCGATATGCCCCATGTTTGTATAGCCCTGGGCGTGATTTGACAGGATCGGGTCAATTACGCGAGCTTGAGATGTGCTCATATTCTTCATGGTTTATGGTTCCTTACTTGAAGAGGACACGGACAGGTGTGCCTGCACCGCTTACGGCGGTAGCAGCCTGACCAACGATGAATTCACCACCAACCGCCGGGTTCGTGATGGCGCGACCTTGGGTGTCGGTCACAACATCAGCGCCTGCGGCAATCGCAGCACCGGCTTCCACCAGAAGTGAGCCGATCACGTTGACGGCAACAGGTTCGCCATCAGCAGCGTCGTTTGCTGCCGGGCCCATAACTTTGACGCCGGTGGCTGTGGCTTGTGCACCGTCGAAACCGACTAGGCGGCGAGCAGTAACAGCACCGGATGCGGTGAGTGTTTCTGCGTGAAGGACTTTTTCTGTCTGAGACATGGATATGACCTTTACTTATGCGCCAGCTTCGACTTGAGCGACGGCATCCAGGTATGCGAGACCCGGCGTTTTCTGTTGAAGGGCCACTGCCTTGGCGTGGATTTGGAGCTTGTCCTGGTTGACTTGCATGCCATCCGGTCCAGCAAAGCTGATAGTGTGAGAGGAAGTGTCGGCACCACCGGTTTCTTCGGAGAAGTTCACGCGGCATGGCAGTCCGCTCAAAAAGTCCTGGAAGATCTCCAGTTGACCTTTTTCTTTTGTTTCATCGCCGTCAGCGAATGAAACTGTGTCTTCGGAAGACAGGCTGGCCATAAAGCTGGCAAGTGCGTCTTCTTCTGCTGGAAGGACTTTGCCTTCAGCAACCAAAGGCGCGATACACGCCTTGGCATTTGTAGCAGCCTGCTTTTCAGCAAAGGCCGCTTCGGCTGCTTCCAATTTTTTCTGGCGAGCAGCGATTTCCTCAGCCGACAATGCGCCGGGTTGAGCTTTCTTTGTCATAGGATCCTCATCATCGTTAGAGGGTTCAGAGAAACTTGAGGAGGCAACAGTGGCTTCCTCACCGGCTTCTTTGCCAGCTTCATACGCTCCCTTTTCAATGAGACCTTCAGCGGTCCAATCGGGAATGGCGTCATTCACTTCTTCAGCGTCATATTTACCTAGAAGGAATTTTTTAATGCTCAGAAGACCGCGACCAATGTCTGCGATCGTCCAGCCGGAAACATCCGCGAACTCGACTGTGACAACATCTTCTTCAGCGTCAGAGAATTGAACTTGCTGTAGCCCTTTAACGGCAGGGACAGCAGCACCAAGGAAACCAACATGGCGCAAATAGAACGCACCAGGTGTTGGGTTGTTTGAAGATTTGGGGGCGAAGAAACAGGCAGAGACTTTTTTGAATTTGCCCTGGGTAACCATTTCAGAGAAAGCCGGGTCAATTTGATCCGCCTCCGCAAAAAGTCCACCGTCTTCGAACTGAACAGACTTAACCCAGCCGTAGGCTTTGTCTTCCGTCTTAGGGTGTCCGATGACCAGCGGGGCTTCAGAAAGTTCTGGGTCGTAATTGGCGGCGACCTGGCTAACGACGTCGTCACTAAAACTGATCGACGCACCTTCCATTGAAGTATGCTTGCCGCTTTTGAAAATATGGATGCGTTTTGTCATCTAAACCTCCGAAACATCGAAGGCCATAATGACGAGGCTTATCTGTTAGCGTGATTGAACGCTTCAGGGAAAAATATCAGATTTGGGAAAAGGGGAATATGGGACATCATGGTCGAAGTGATGAAACTTGTCCAGACATCCATTTCAGAACCCGTCAATTTGCTTCTCTAACGCCCCTCTAACGGGGGCAATGACATTTACTCCCTGCCAGCGTAGCTTAAAACGCATTAGAGACGCTCAGTGGGCTTAAAATCAGATTGTTGAATTTTACGGGGTAATATCCTATAATGCTCACATGAGGGATGACCTACGCGGGTTCAACTGTCGCGTCGAATGGCTCCCTTGAAGCCGGGAAGGAACCTCCCGGCTTTATTTTTTTCGATATAACAAGCTGCCCCGCCGCCATTTCTCTAAATATGCATCTTGGTTTTGCGCTTTTCTATCAGCTTTCGGGGTGAAGTTTGTGACCTCGCGCCACCCCTTGTTGGTTACCTCAAAGACGCTATAGCCACTCAATTGCTTTCCTGATACATCGAAGCGGCTCATATAGCGGCGTCGCAATACCCACTTTCCATTTTCAAGTTGATGCCAGTCAAACCAGATTTCATCCGGATCCTTGATGTTGTCAGCCAGATATCGCAGATAGGGTGCCCGCCCGCCCTTTGTGATTTTCCAATCGCCATTGATGTCCTTAAACAAATCCTCGGAAATCGAAAGCACTTCACCAACCTTGTCCGTGAACAGGACGGGCTTTGAAGTGGAACCGCCAAACTCCTTCAGGAAGGCATCGGCATAGTCTGCTTCACTCATGCCGCTGCTGGGCAAGGTCTTGGTGGTTGAGACATTACGTGGTGATGGCATCGGGCTGGTCGCAGGCAATCCATTTCCCGAACCAGGTTGTCTAGGTGCAGGTGGTGGCGTAACGCCGGTTAATCGGTTGCGGCCCACATTATAGGAAAATCCAGCATCAATGCCTGCCGGTGTTTCGACCTGCATATCCCCACCTGGTGTTTTGATGGTGTGATGATCAACGCCATCAGCTGGCATGGAAGAAGAAACGCTGTAACCTTTTTTCTTAAGGTCACGTTCCGACAGAGATTGGACTGTACACCTGCAGCCCCAGCCGTTTGGTGGATAGTGAGTGTTCCAGAATTCGTGATCGACTGGATAGATAAGGCCGTCCCAGCTTTTATGCTGACGCCGGGCGCGTTGATCGTCCACAGCGATATAGCGAAGGTATGGGCGGATTTTCTTTACCCGTTCAATCTGATCCCAACGACCCGCGGCATGTGCTGTGCGCAGGTTGGTTTCAAAGATAACTCTGGTACGCCAGCCGCGTTTGCCCTTGTAGGTCCAGCCATGCTTAGCAACGATGGTGTCGAAGTCCTGGCGAAACTCTTCTAAAGTGGTACCGTTCTCAATCGCTTTGGTAATGGCGCCGCGAAAGTCTTCTAACATGGCTGTCTTAGTCGCACCGGCAATGACAAAGGCTTTGGTATGCTGTTCTTCCCAAACATCCGTCCAGGCTTTGGTGGGAAGGTTTACCTTACCTTTGAAATAGTCGATTGCTTCCTGGAACTCGAGAGCGGTATCGTCCAGCTTCATGTGTCCACACTCGCTCGGCCCATCAGATCGGCGACAGCCAACCCGCCAGCGACCTTCTTGGCCATCTCATCTGTTTTGATTTTTGAAGACAGAGACAGAAGCCGGTCTTGTGCATCTTCCAGGCTGTCGCTTTCGTTCAGCGTCTGACGGATTTCGTCAAGAATGTCTGCGTATTCAGCCGAAGTTAGGTCTTCAAGCTGTTCTGCAAGTTCGTCCACATCATCGGCTTCATCGCCACGATCGGCAAAGGCCGGGTCTTTCGGCTGGGGTGTTTCCTGGACGTTA